AAGACACTGGGTCCAGAACCAATAGTCGGCCTCCTCTGGGGTCACGTTGAACTCATCGGTGCCGTTAAATAGGCGGCAGGAGATCTGCTTCATATCTTTGTCTGGTGAGACAAGAACAAAGTCACGAGGATCAAGGTGGCACTCCAAACCAAGAGCGTCATCGGCTTCTATGTTTTTGTAACGAACAACTTTGTAATGCTTGGAGCACCAGTCCAGGAGTCGTTTATATCCTACTGGCTTCCGCTTGGTACGCTTACCCTTGTAGTCAGGACAGACAAGTTTACGGAAGTTCTTGCTGTCGGAGAAGTAAAGGGTAACGTTGTTGGTGTCGAATCTTTGCTTGAGGTTTTTAAGTTCCCCTTCAAAGATGTCTAACACAACACGGAAGTTACTGGCAATGGTGATTAGATCATCACCCCAGTCCAATTCTGTTTCAGCCGATTGACAAGCGCGGTAAGCATAGAAGTCAGCGTCAACACGGAGTTGGGTATCAGTGACAGTCTGCCCATGAGAGCCCTTCTTTTGCTTCTGAGGCGAGGGGGACTTTGAGCTTGTAGTATTCTCCGGCTTGGACAATCGCCCATTCGAGTGTGAATTTGGCATCTGCTACGAGGTGTGGTTGAACAGCGAGTTGAATTTCATCGTGGATCCAGCCGAGCCATTGATAGTCAATGTCCCAGTTGTAGCCATGATGGTTGAGTGTTTCGTAAGTAATTACATTCCACCGCTTACAAACAATAGCCCCTGCTGATTGGAGGAGATAGTTTAGGGCAGCGTGTTTCTTACCTTGAAGACGGATGGGGCGACCATCAAGAGCCCTAAGGATGTCTGTCTCTGCTTTCTTTTGGACAGCAGTCAGCAACCCATCAAGGCCAGGAATAGCAGCAAGAAACTTCTGTCTAATTTCCTTACCAAGTACGGCTGCTTTCCGATCATCCAATGATTTATCCAAAGAGGATCCTATCTTCTTATCGGAGGCACCGTAGATGAAGGCATACGTTAGGGTTTTAACGTCTTTGCGAGAGCAACCCACACGGTCAGCATTCTGCTGATGAATGTCGCCGTTGACAACAACGTCAGCAAAAGACCCTCCATCAAAATGACTGAGGTAATGACCAAGCATACGCAACTCCAACCCAGAAGCATCTGCGCCCACCTGACGAAAACCTTTGCCTGCCAGAAACAACGACCGGCAGCGCGGGTCACTGCTCGTCTGGCCGAGATTCGGGCGTGAATGTGCGTTTCGGCCCGTGTTAGTAGCGAGTTGGCAAGTGTGGTGGATGCGTCCCTTGTTGGTGACCATCTTAAGCCAAGCATTGGTTCCATCTGATAGTTGTCCGAGGGCTTTTTGTAGGTCAAGGATCCGAGCAAAGATCTTAGCTTCTTCCGTTTCTACACCCATTAACACCCCTTCATCAATCTTAGGGCGACCAGTGTCAGTAAAGACTTCTGGTTTCCACCCACGCCAGGTCATGAAGGCCCAGCCGATGTGATCACGCGAGGTAGGGTTGAACTCCTTTAGCTTTGTGAAGGGGGCATCTTTAATGTAACCACGGGTAGAATTAGGACGCTTAGGCGTCATCTCTCCACCGTCAACATAAGGAAAGGTTTCCCTCATCTGATCTGCTAGTTGATCCATCTCTGTTCTGAGAGTGGCTTCTAACTTCTGAGCAGCGGTTACATCAAATGGCCAACCAGATGTTTCTTGCTTAGCCATGATGGCAGCAAGGTCATGTTCCAATTGGATAGAATCAGCAAACCGAGCAAGTCGATCATTCTGTTCCATTAGACGGAACAAGCTATGACAAACGTGAACATCCTGTTCGCAGTAATCCTCCATCTCCATTGACCAGTCAGCCCAGTCAGTGGTCTTACCAAACTCACCCTTGTAATCACCAAGGCGATAACCCCAAGCCTCAAGAGCATGGCGCCCATAAAGTTTGGCTGGCATACCAATTGGCTTCTTCCGATAGTCCCTACTGAGGATGTCCGGGAAGAACATCCGGCTAAGAATTAGCGTGTCGTAGAGGACTGCTTTAGTTTGGAAGAACGGATATATTTGTTGGATAACTGGTATGTCAAAGCCAACAATATTATGGCCGATGAGAACATCAGCCTCTTGGAGAAGGGTAATACCATTGGTTACAGAATGGGTGGAGCCGGTGTCATTGAAGCGGAAGACTTGCTCCGTATCAAGATCCTTGGCAACGATACAGTGGATACGATCCAGCCCCTTGCGGGGTAGGCCGTTGGTTTCGATGTCGAATAGGAGTCGCATTAGCTCCAATTTCCGGGTTCTTCCCGGTCGAGGGTTGCCTGAGTAAGGGCGCTAGGCGTCCCACACTCCTCACAGAACCAACCAGCGGGTTCCACCTCACTATACAGGAACTGGTTCCAACCGCAAGTGCGGCAGACTTCATTAGAATCCGGGGTCATACTCCTCATCAGTGGGTGAATTAAATGCCGAAGAGAGATCTTCAACCATGCGACCAGTAGCCTCATTAAACGTAATGGTCCCTGCTTGACCAGTTTTTCCATTGAATCGGTTCTTAAGGACTCGGATGTTGGCAAGGTTGTCTCCTGCTGAGAGATTACGCTCAAGAGCAATAACCATATCGGATAGCTGGACGATACTGTGGCTACCCCTAAGTTGCCCTAGGCTTACCTGTTGACCATCTTCGTGTCCCTTGTCTCCTTGTGGTCGTTTGAGGTGGCTGATAAGAATCATTCCAATGCCTGTCTCTTCTACAAATGAGCGTAGTTTGGTCATTGTAACATCTATCAGCTTCCTCTCATCATGGGACTCATTACCAGACATGAGAATCGAGAGGTGGTCAAGGATGATCCAACCAACTTCCTTAGCAAGAGCCATGAATCGGCAGTCACTGAGGATGCTGTCTGGATCAACAGAACCAAACCCATCTCTGAGGTAGACCGAACCAGTCCCCAGACTTGCGTCAAAGGCGGCTCTAAGGGCCTCCTCGGGCATCTCGTTGTTGAGGTGGAGGGGTTTGTTTGCTTTGACCGACATCAAGCGTAGGGCGGTCCTCTGGAGGCTTTCCTCAAGGGCAATGTAACCAACCTTCTCGCCTTGATCGACAAGAGATTGAGCTATTTCACCACAGAAGGTACTCTTTCCAACGCCGGAACCGGCTGTGATCGTGACCAATTCGCCCCGCCTAAGACCACTAGTGAGGTTGTTAAGACCAGCGTAGGGCCAATCAGCATCCCTACCATGTAGAGGCTTAGTTGCGAGAGTGAATAGATCTCGTCCGTCGATGACGGTTTTTGGTGAGTAAGGTTTCTTGTTCCAGAGAACTGTTGAGGTGATTGCCTCATAATCTTTTGCTATTAACGCCTCGTTGGCGTCTTTGTAACTATCAAGTCGAGCAATGAACAGTCGATCATGTGGGAACAAACTGGCACAGTCTTGTGCTGCCTGTTGCCCGGCTTCATCTGAATCAAAGAAGAGAACGATGTTATCGAACCCCATGATCCATTTGAGTTGATGCTGTAATGCTTTCTTGGCTGCTGCTGCGCCATTGGGAAGGCTAACAACAGGCCAAGAGGGTCGAAGTTGATAGAGACTCAAGCAATCGATCTCGCCCTCAGTGATGACTAACTCCTTCCCTCTGCCCCACAGTTGTTGGCCAAAGAGAGTGTGGTCTTCATTTTTACCAGTCCACCTAAAGTCCTTATCAGCATCCCTACTCTTGAAGCCAACCAATTGGCCAGCCTGTGAGTAATAAGGAAACCTTATGGTTTTGGTGTCGTGGTCATACCGAACGTTGAACTTCTTAAGAGTATCTTCCCTAAGGTTTCTACTCTTGAGTGGGATGAAGTCCCCAGTAAAGTCCATCAGTTTATTTTGTTTGTGGTGATTGGTGGTAGTGGATCCTTCCCCATGTTCATAGTGTTGGCAAGAAAAGCAATGCGCGTGTCCGTCAGTATAACGAGCAAGCGCATCACTACTGCCACAACTAGGACATGGTTCGTGCTTAAGAAACTCGCTCTCGGAGAGCATTTCGGATTGCATCAGCAGCGTTAGTCATAGAAGCGTGATAAGCCATCCAATCTTCAAGTTCATCAAAGATCATCTTGGCTACATCCTCAGCGGTAATAGTACCGTCGTGGACATAATCAGTACATTCAACCAAGGTGTCAGCAAAATACTGACCAAGGCCCGTAATGATTTCAGCTTTTGTTTTCATCGAACCAATCAAGTGGAATTGCGTGGGATGCCGCCCACAAGAAACCATTCTTGTCTGCCCACTTAGCGTAGGTAGTCTTACTGGTC